ACGTTGCCCCCGATATGACGATATTGGCAAATCTTGTAACTAACACCGGAATAACAGACACCGCGTTCCAGCGAACACCTAATTCGATTCTATGGACAACACGAACTGATGGAGAGCTTCCGATATTCTCTTACGAGCGGGCAGAGAACATAACGGCATGGTCAAGAATGATAACCCAGACAAACCTTGCGGGGACTTTAACGGACTCCGATATAGAGTCTGTGGCAGTGATAAACGGTAGCCCCGAAGACGAGGTATGGGCGATAGTGGAACGAATAATAGATTCTAATACTGTTAGGTACATAGAACAGTTCCAGCCAAGGGATTTCGGCGACTCAACGGATGCTATCTTTGTAGATTGCGGCATTACCTACGATTCTGTTACCGCTTCGTCTGCTATGACAGGGTTAGGCCACCTTGAAGGACAGACGGTGTATGTATTAGCTGACGGTGTACAATTCGACACTGAAGTAGTAGCTGGCGGAGCGATAACTCTTTCATTGGACGACATTACCACGACAGCTTTTACAGTTCAAATGGGGTTAGGGTACGAAGTCCAGTTAAGAACAATGCCTCTCAGTTGGGTAGAGGGTCAGACCATCCAAGGCAAACAAAAGAAGATAAGCGAAGTAATCTCTCGATGGTACAAGAGTGGCGATTTTTCTATTGGGCGGGACGCTGACAATCTACAGACTTATAGTATCACCAACCAGACCACAAGCATAGACAGGAAGACCTTTTCTCCTGGTTGGACTCGGAACGGATATATTTTTGTGTACCAGTTGTCACCTGAACCATTAACCTTGTTGAGTATTATGGCTGAGTTCAATTTAAGATGAGCATTTTTATAAGACCATTCAAAGTGTCTGACCTATCGGCGTTTGACCCGGTAGAGTCACTAAGTTCTGCTGAAATTAACGATGCCGAACTTGCTCAGGCTATCGAAGATTCGGGGTTGGCCGTTACAGGAATACGTAAGGGTAGGATAATCGGATGCGTTGGAGTTCATCCAATAGACGAGCGCAACGGTGAGGTATGGATACGGCTCAGTAAGGAGTGTATGGGTTTCAGGATTGAGACGCTGAGGCTTTTGAGGGACGGTCAGAAAATACTCGATGAGACCTACCCGTTCGAGCAACTAAACGCTGCGATTAAGCCTGGCTTTCGGTTTGGTATACGGATGGCGGAATGGTTAGGATATATAGTTACTGAGCAAAGAACGATAGACGGTGATATAATTTACAGCAAGAGGACGAGTTATGTTAGCACAAAAGAACTCTGCTCTACAGTTTAGGAAAATAGTCGCTTTCGAGGGAATGTTGGCTAAGGTTCCCGGTGCGATGTTCGGTGATGCCTGCGCTCCGCTTGAGCATACGTTTGGCGACAATCTGTATATTCGGCAGATAACAATGCCAGCCGGGATGATTCTCACCAGTAAAATACACAAGACGACTCATCCATATTTCATTATGCGGGGTGATGTTTCAGTTATAACCGAAGAGGGGAAGGTTCGGATTAAGGGTCCGTACTGGGGCATGACAAAAGCCGGTACAAAACGAGTGCTAAAGATTCACGAAGAGACGGTCTGGATAACTGTTCATTCGACCAAAGAAACTGACCTTGAGAAAATAGAGCACGATTTGATTAGGGGGGAAATGCAATGACGTGGGCGGCGGTAGCGATAACAGCTATTGTGGTTGGTGGTGGCATACAGGCTTACGGCCAGTACCAAGCGAACAAGTCCGCGCAGGCCCAGGCCAAGGCTCAGTCTGCGTGGAACCTATACAATGCCAAGGTTGCTCTACGAGAAAAGGAAGCCGAAGAGGCGGCAACGAAGTTTGCGGTCAAGCAACAGCAGCGGAGAGGCAAGCGGTTACGGGGTAAGGCACAGGCGATACGTGGGGCTTCCGGCGTAGAACTTGAGGGTTCACCGTTACTGGTTATGGAAGATACCGCCGCTGAGTTAGCCAAAGAAGAGGTTGGCATTCGTGTTACCGGACAGCGAAGAGCGCAAGCATTCCAAAGTCGGTCAATACTTGACATATCTAAAGCGAGTGCGGCTAAAGCCAGAGCCGCCGGGTTTGGTCAGGCCGCTATTACTCAGCCGGGTGCTACGTTGTTACAAGCCGGTGGACAGGCTGCTTTTATGGGTAGTGCCGGAAGAATCCCTGGCACACGAACTAATACTATTCCAGGTAGTCAAATGGGGACGTTTGCATGAAACTTCCACGCTTTACAGCAACAACAGCACCCACAGGCACAGGGTTGGTACGTGCCGACCCTCGCGCACAGACCGATGTTGGCGACGCTCAGTTTAGAGGTTTGCAGGCTTTTGGTGGGGCGATACAGGACGTTGGTAGTTTGGCGGGACGGGAAGCACAGAGACGTAAGGCCGAGGCAGACAGAGCCGCCAAGGAACGTCAGGCGTTAGACGACCAAGCGGCAAAGGGAGAGGCAGATAGACGGGCTATCGATGCTCTCGATGAGGGGCTGGGCACCTACAAGAACTTCGACCCGCAGGTGGGTAATACGTTACCTACCAACCCAAAAGATTACTACGATGGAGATAAACTCCTTAACTTCAACAATCCCAAAAAGGCTGAGTTTCGAGACTTAACGTATAAAGACTTTGAAAAGAAGATTAAAAACCTGTCGAAAGCGATTAAAGACCCTAAAACGCGACAGGCATGGGAAAGCAGTCAGCTTGTCGGTGGGTTCCAAGATTTCACGGACGCCGGAAACCTAAAGCATCAGGAATATCAAGAAGCCCTGATACTCGGTTACGCTAAAGATGCTGCTGAGAATGGCGACATAGAAACGTCTAATGAGTGGATTGATATTGCCGAAAAGCACGGACTTATCGGGCCGAAGCGAGCGGCGGCAGAGAGGGAAAAGAATGAAACGGCTGCGGCAAAAGCTGCCAGGGATGCAGTTTTTCAGGCTGCTCTTAGTTTGCCATTAGACGAGGGGATTGAGTTTATAAATAATTCCGGCCTTCTATTGGACGACATAAAAACTGTCCGAACAGAATATACAACACAAAAGAATATCGAGGCAAAACAGGTCACCATAGCATTTGACGCCAGAGTGGGCGATGAATCGGCAAGACTTGGTGGATTGCTTGCGGATAATTTATTGACTGTGCCGCAGATAAACGAAGTTGACCTCAAGGCTGTCGGCGACCAGAAAACCGAAGAAGAGGCGTTCAAGGAAAAGTGGCGAGGCCTGCTTCGTGCCACTGTTACTCGTAAGGAGCCGTTAGTCAGCAATGAAGATACATACGACAATTTAACGGTTATGAGCGAACTTGTTAAGTCGGGAAGCAAGACCCCAGGTGAATTTGAAACTGCTTTTGCGGAAGCAAATGCGGCTGGCGAATTAACGCCAAATGACCGTCGGACTCTCCGCTCTAAAGATATAGTAGCTACTCAGTCGATGCAGAATAGTACCTTCACGCAGACCACAACTGATAACAGGGCAAGTCTTGTGGCTGCTACCGAGAGCGAACTCCAGGCGATGGTGACGGCAAGAGACTTGGCGATAAAGCTCAAAGACGTTCCGAAGGTCAACGCCCTTGATAAAGCGCTAAAGAAATCACAAGTGCAAAAATGGAACTTCGGTAGGTACAGAACCGATTTAAGAAAACAGATAAGTCAAAACCCTGAATGGTCTCAGAAGCAAATTTTCGTCGCCAGTGATATACTTATCGAAAAATACGACAAACCTTTTGACGCATTGGTAAACGAGTTCGATAATGACAACGCTGATTCAGCGATTACAGCCACCCCTCCGGACGATGCGTTTAAGGATATATGGAAGGGTCTGTCCCAAAGCGATAAGGCAAAGGTGTGGGCGTTGCGCATGGCCGGTGCTTCGGTTGAAGAAATAACGGGAGAAATTCCAAGTAACAATCTAAGGCCAGACGGTAGCAAGAAGGATGTAGGTTTTCTCGGCGTACCTGATTTGCCAAATGGTCGGGTGGCGACTGAGTTTTCTGTAGGCACAACAGATGTTACTGGAAAAGAAATTGATATACCAACCCTTGTGCCGACACTCACTATTAAAGAGAGGGATATTATGGTTAATGATATTATCCCCAACAACAAAGATGTGCCCGACGAAATAGTAAAAAAGGCAGTGGCTCATGCAAAAAAAAGAATATCTCAAGGTAAGAGTGTTTTCTTTGAGCAGGGAGAGCAATGAGTCTCGACACTTTATTAGAGAAGTATGAGGCAAAAGATATTGTTCCCAATAAGGAACCATCTTTTGCTGGAGTTGACAGGTCTGAAAAAGTATTCGACTTGTCCATACAGAAAAATATCTCGACGGACGAGGCTGGTGCTGAAATTCTCGTCGACGATTTATCTACTTTTGCAAAACGGCTGGAGGACAGTCCTTCTTACCAAGGCGCAGACGAACTCTTGGACGCTTACGACCCGTCTGAACCACCGCAGGGCGGTGAGGGAATTGCCCATCCTTTAGCCGAACTAACGAAAGCCGAAATCGCAGTGGGGCGCGAGGTGGGGAAGTTTGCCCTGAAAACAATGGCGTACATCTATTCGCCGTTAGACCGCGCCTTGAAGTTTGTAACCCACGCGACCATGACTGACCCGTTATTTAAGTCGGCGGTAGGGCCGGTCAAGCAGGCAGTGCTCTTGTCTGTTCTTCGTTTCGAGAAACTGGAGAGATTACAGAAGTATAGACGCGACAACAACTTCCGCCCAAACCAAGTCGTGCCAGAAGAGGTAAGGGATAAAATATCTCAGGATGTGGACGTTCTTGCCTCTGGCTTAATCAAAAAGGTTAGTGGTGAAGTTGAGGGTGCCGAGCCTGTTGAGTTGGGCGACTTTGGCCGTTCTGCCCAAGACGCACTCAAGTCATTGGTTCCCTGGCCTGGATTTGCTGACGACGTAAAGACAAAAGGCGACTTAGAGGCTGATTCTTATGGTAGGATTGTTGGCCGAGAGGCGCCTTGGGGTTATGCAATCATTGGCGACACTATCGACCAGACAACAGCTATGGTGGGCTTGATGAAAATTGCCACTTCCGCTCGGAACGCGCGAGCAGGAGTGGGCGCCACCCAAATCGCCGAAGGTGCAAAACTTACAAAAGGCGAAGTGAGAGCGATTAAGAAAATGCACAAGGCTGCTTCGCGTGTAAAGGTTCCGGTACCGAGAGACCCAGGCGTTCCCTCTCCGACCGAGGCTGCTACTGTAACGCAGAAACTAATTAAGCTACTCAAGGAGGCCCAGCCCCTCCGCGACCAAAAGGCGCTATTCGTTCACCAAAACCGACAGAAAAAGTTTGCCAAATTAGCGAGGGTCCAAAGAAAGGTTCGGGGTGAAAAACTGGTGGGGGCTACCAAGGGCGCGTTGACAGGCAAAGCCGCTGTTCCCGATTTTGAACCGATAGCCACATCACTTACTGGTCCCGAAATAGATGCCTTATTCAATCTGGTAAACAACTCCCAACTGGCTGCGGGTTTTGACAAGGGCAGGGCGGTACTCTCTCTCGACAAACTACTTAAAGGAACGCTTATAACTAAAGGTGAGATTGCTAATTTAGAAGCTGTGTTCGGCAAGGCTTTGACCAAGACTTTATTCCGAAAGCAGTCAATATCTTCCATTATTCAAGACTTGTCCTTTGAAATCATCAATCTACCAAGGGCGATGATGGCCTCTTATGATTTGTCGGCTGGCTTGAGGCAGGGGATAATCTTTTCAGTATCTCACCCAAAAGCATCTATGAGGGCATACGCAAGAAGTATTCGTGCTGCCGCGAGTTTGAAATATGCCGACGATATAGAGCGGGTTTCAAGGACAACTCAATTCGGCAAGATGGCCGATAGGTTTGGCGTTCATTCCTCGCCTACGGGATTTTCTGCAAGCCTCGCCGCCAAAGAAGAAGTGTATATGTCTCGTATCGCCGAAAAGATTCCTGGTATTGCCCAATCCGAAAGAGCATTTACTACATTTCTGAACCAGCAGAGAAGATTAGTTTTTGAGGTTCAGGCTGAAAAATGGATTAAGCGGGGTATAACACCGGACAAAAACCCCAAGGTCTTTCAGCAGTTCGCTAAGTTCGTCAATCATGCTACGGGCAGAGGTTCGATGGAAACAATGCAGCCAGGCGCATTGACAGCTATGAACGCCGCTTTCTTTTCGCCTCGATTCCAAGTGTCTCGCGTTCAGGTATTGGGGGATTTAATAAATCCCAAGACTACTTGGCACGCCCGCAAAGCAATTGCTCGTGACCTTGCTGAGTTCTACGCTACTGGCATGGGCATATTGGCGATAGCGAAAATGGGTGGCGCAGAGGTCGAGACAGACCCTCGCTCATCTGATTTTGGTAAGATAAAAGTTGGAGAGACAAGGTATAATTATTGGGGTGCATTTCAGCCCATCGCTACGCTGGCGGGACGGCTATACACAGGACAGATTAAATCCACGGCCACAAAAAAGATAAAGGACAAGGGCAGATTAAATATAACAACGAGCTTTCTTAGGACAAAACTTGCGCCCGTACCAGGAAGGACGGTTGATGTAGGTGTTGGCGAAACCATACTTGGCGAACCCGTAGAACCTACAAAAGAATTTGTAGCCAAAGCCGCTTATGAGTCTCTTGCCCCTTTATTCTTTCAGGACGTTGTTGACGCTTGGCGGTTTCAAGGCGCCGACGCACAGTTCCCTATCAGTGCAGGGCTGGCATTTCACGGGATAGGCGTCCAGACATGGGAAGTTGCTCCATTCGCGAAGGTGGAATTGGCAAAAGATTCACTTGCAAGGCAGACATACGGCAAAAACTATGACGAACTGGATTTCGTTGAATCGAAGATGTTGGATACCGATATTTTAGTAAACCACCCAGGCATTGTGGAATTAGAGCGGGAAGCCAAGTTTGACAGCCAAGGTGTGAATTATCTTAAACGACAGGCACAGGAACTCCGCAAGTCCGAAAGGTTTTTGGAAAAGAACATAAGCAAAGATTTGCTCGCCGACCTGCACGAGACAAAGATTTCGCTTGGTGGTGTTGACAGAGTATTCGGAACATGGCGACTAAATGACGACCAATACAAAGAATATCAAGAGAGGGTCGCCCGTAACATAAATGAATTATTTGAAGATATGCGACCCGTGTGGGACACCAGCGTTACCGAGGGGAAATATGAAATAATGACCCGCATATTATTGTCTGCCAAGCAACTCGCCGCGCAGGAAATGAAAATAGGGGAAATGGAATAAATGAAAAGAGGACACTCACCATATACCCGGCAATATCCTTGGGCGAACGCAGGTTCTCTTACTGTGGTAGTGGCGGCTGGTGAGGCTCCGATAGACGTAGACAAAAGGGCTAACGCCGATATAGTTGCTCTGTCAGATACCAAGAAGGTTATTTACGAGCCGGATAACGGCCAAGTGGCCTTTGAGTTTCGGGTCCGAGCCGATGGCACTGAAGATGACGCCTTAGTTATTCCGCTTTACGCCGTCGCAGGTACAGACCGTTACACACTGATAGGGGACTTGACCTGTATCCAAGGCACTCAGGAAGCTGATGACTCAGCAAAGTTCTGTGATGCTATTTCGGGTGGCACGAATACAGCGGCATGGGTAACGTGGACAAAGGTTGTGGCGCCAGGAGCAGACCAGATAGCGAGGTTTGTTGTCAACTGCCACGGCTATGACAGGTTTTTGTGGGTGTGTACGGACTTGAAAACTGCAACAAATATCTATATAGATACCAAGAGGCATTGATGAAAACATTCGCGATGATAGTGTTGTTGATGGCAACACCGCTCATGGCGCAGCCGTGGGGCGGGGAGTACGACTATGGCCCAGGGCAAAATCTGGCTGATATAGTATTTCTGACACCCTCTGATGGCCTTTTTATCGTTGGGAACGGTTCTAATTTTGTAGGTGAATCCGGCAACACGGCTCGGACTTCACTCGGATTAGGGACAGGAGATTCCCCGGCTTTCACAAATCTGTACTTACAGGAAGTCGCCGCTGCAAGTGCGGATAGTGCGGGATTAGGGCAATTTTGGGTCTTGGACACCAATCCCAACGAACCTTGGTTTACTGACGGCGATGGCACTGACAGGCAGATACCTGCTGGAACGAATACAGATCATTTTCAGTTCAAAAGTGGAGGGCAACTTGACTTTTCTGATGGCCAGGATACCAATCTTCATACTTGGCAAGGCTCGTTTCTCGAACAGATAGATTTTACAATTTCTGTATCGGGGCCGAATGTTATAGGCTCTCTTGAAAAAGAGAATGGAGGGGACTTGACTATGTACTTCTCCGATGAGTTTACTTTGCTGGACGCAACGCCTGCGATAACAGTTGAACTGACCGCCCTCGTAGGCATTGATACATCTCCTGCCACTGCTTTTGTTTACATACCACAGAGCACTAAGATTCTTACCGCTGCCGGTTCATGGCCTGCGGAATCAGTAGAACATATTCGGGTTGCTTCCCTTATCCTTCAAAGTGCAGCGACTACAAGTACCGATAAGGCTCTGATGAACCGGAACTGGAACGATTTCTCTTTTGGTATAACTGACCCAAGGGGCGGTGCTGTTCAAGGTAACGAGAGGATGAGGTTTGAACATGCCCTATGGGCTTCAGGAGTTGTGCTATCAATAGCCGGAGACACAACGAGCACAATTCAATTAGCGACTACAGCGGGTACAGTGTATCAATTAAGGTTACATACTTTCCCTGCAATAGACATGGCCACTACAGGGGATATTCATTTAGTCAATCTATCAGGCAGTGAATATTCTACTTCGGTTAATCTCGTAGCTGATATTACTACGTTGGCTGACCCCTGCGTTCCACTTGCCAATAATAAATATTTCAACATTGTAATATGGGGCGTCCAGAACAGGACGGGAGAAGCATCTCACTTAATGTGCAATCTCCCTACAGGTCAATACAATACATCTTTGGGCGGTACAACTGATTCGAGTAAATTTTCAGTCCACACTATACCAGTTGCTTTTAGGGGGACTGGCTTCCTTATTGCGGAACTCACATTCAAATTAACAGGTGGTGGTTCCACGTGGACTTTAGTACAGAATACAGATTTACTGGGCCAGACCCCAACCTTAGTTCCGGGTGGCGGCACGACTACGGCGGTGTCTATATTCCCAGATAGTAGTTTTGAATTGTTCGCTACTGCTGATGATACAAAAGAAGGAGTTTTCGACCTGTCTGGAATAACAACAGGCAATGTAAGAACGCTCACTTGGCCTGATACGAGTTCAACGATAATCACATCGAACGGGTTTACGAATTTCTCAGGCGTACAGACCTTTGATGCGGGGGCTATCTTTAACGGTGATGTTCACTTTGATGGGGCAGATACGGGAGATGATGCGTTATGGGATAAAAGTGAAAATACGTTCAATTTTTCACCTGATGCAAAGCTTGCCTTCAATAGTGTATCAGTTCTCAATTATTGGGATGGCGGTGGTGCTTCTTGGGAAACTACTACTTCCAACGAGGACCAGCCTTGGAATATAGGCTCTGCTGGAACAGGTTTTCTTATAACAATAACAGACGACACTGGCGGGACGATAGTTTTCACATGGAGTGGCGACCCAGGATTACACTTTACTGGTACGAGTGATTTATATTTAGATTCGACCGAGGCTTGGTTTAAGGGCACGGCCCGTGCTCGTTTTGGGGACACCGGCCTTGGTTCTATTCGTTATGACCCATGTGAAAATAGCGGGGAGATGATTTTCTCCACCGGCAGTGGTAAGATAATGAGCTTTCAAGGTGCAGGCCATACACGCTTTGAACACAAACTCGCCTTCACTCAAGTTGACGGCAACGAATACATCGACAGCCTCAACGATGGTTTCATGGATTATAGGGCTACGACCGAGCACCGATTCAACAATGATATAGAAGTAACGGGTGATGTCGGGGCTACCTCGATAACTGTGGGGACGGCAAACGGAGGCACGATAAACAAAACGAATATAGGCGGCTCAGACCCTTGTGCGGTAACTGCTGGAATTTTAACCGTCAATACATCAGCGGCTCTTGATGGCTCTTATGTATGGTTTGGCAATACACTTACAATTTCCGATGCCGATGACCCCTGTACTGCATACAATGCCCTTATAGCAGACACAACTCATGGGATGGGAACTATCTCTACCACAAACCGAAGAGTGCTCAGATTTATGTCTGGGAATTATGTGGTTCCGAGCAAATGGGTATTAGACACAACCTTTGTAGACTTAAAGGGTCTTGGTGCTACGCCTTTTGATGTAGTAATCAGGGCTACGGGTAACCAGTTCGGGCCTGCAATCGAACAGACGGCGGATGATATACGACTGTCAAACTTTACCGTTTCACATGATGGTACTGGATTTGGCATTGACAACCTTAGTGCAACTGGCGACCATGCTTTTGTTGTGAATGTTTCGAGTATGACCGCACCTCGTGCAGAAGCAGGTGCCATAGACCCTACCGCTTGTGTATATACGAATATGAGGTTTGACCACGGCATACCAGCGAGAAACGGTAATGCAATTTCTATCCTCGGTGCAGATGATATAGAGGGCAGGTGGATTGATTGTTGGGGTAATACATTCAGTTGGAATATGATAGCCAGCAAAACCCTCAATGGCGAATGGTTTGATTGTGAAGGAGACTTTGGCGGCTTTGAAGATGGCGTTGAAATAGGCGGGATATTTTGGCGATGCAGGGGAACTTTCGGTGGTAGTGCAAAAGATGGGTGTAAATGCAATAGTTCGTCAAAATTCTTTTATTGCGAAGGCGACTCTACCTTAAAGTCTTTTGCATTAGGCCATGATTTTGCAGGGTATGCGTACTTTTGTAATTCCAATAGTGTCAGTGGTTTTGGTGGCACAGTTTCTACAAGTTCAACTGAGGGTGATTTAACAGGGACAACTATCGGCTGCACAACAGAAGGTGGTTCTTCATATGGCATGAACAATGCTAAGGGGTCAGGCAATAGTATTCAAAGTGGTGTTATAACAAATTGTCGGAACGGAACAGCTGGAGATTATGCGGCAGGACGGTCAGGAGCCCGGCCAAGCGTAGTTACAGATAACGGAACGGCGGGAAGTGTAACTATCGACCCTACTGGAGCAGACAATGATATAACCTTTACTTCCCGCTTCAAAAGCAGTTCGGATGACCCCCAAGTTAGGTATATGCAAAAGGGTGGTGCTATTGCAATAGCTGTGGTTGATTTCGCTACTTTCCAGTTAATACAGGTAAAATTCAACATTGCCGGTGAATCAGTAACGGCCGCTAACATTACTGATGCCTTAGATGCAAGTGATGCCGCAAATGCGATTATGACATGGACGGCGGGTGGAGCAGGTACTATGCCTGATGATGGTAGTGCCGAAGATGTTTTCCCTTTAACTGGCGGAGTCAATACAGTCTCTTTCTCCGGCAATTACCCGACAACACCATCATCGCACGCGATAGATGCGACAATTTTCGCATTTGATAACGGGCATACTTATAATAACGAAGGTGCAACGGAACCGGTAACCCTGACCTTGCCAGCGGTATTCCCAAGTGCAATCTATATCTTTGAAGATGTAGATGACACGCCGACAGTTGATTTGAATATAGACTTAGACGGGGCAGACCATTTTGTAAAACCTGATGGAACAGCAATGGCGGCTGGCGAACAATACCAAAGTGAAAACGATACTTACGGCAAAATCAAAGTTAAAAGAGTCGCTGCTAATACTTGGCAGATATTAGACGAAGTTGGTACATGGGCAGAAGAAACACCTTAAAAGGATAAACAATGGCAAAGAATTTTAACGGCAGTAAGAAATACATCGGCATATATACTCTCTTAGTGGCTATATTTGTGGCCCTACTCAGGCTATTAGGCTCTGTTCGCACGGAAGGCGCAGAGGTTGCAACCATCAAATCAATAGCGGTTACAGCCGACCGCAAGGCTACGGAAAGCAGATTGTACGCCGAACAAGAAACGACTCGGCTCGAAGCAACGAAGCTCGACAGGGATATATTCCGTCAATACGCCGAATATCAAGGCGAAGTTGTGAGTGAAATAAAAGCCACAGTCGAAACCCAGCGTATCGAGCAGCGGGCTGATATGAAAGAAATCAAGGACTTGTTGAAAAATGGATACTAAATGCCCTTTAATCCAAGAAAATGAAGAACTGAAAGCCGAAGTCACGCGGCTCAAGGAAAAGCTACAGGAAACTATAGACGAAATTAGGAGGAAATTGACAGATGAAAGCCCTGATACTGGTTAGCTTGGTACTCCTGTGTGGCTGTCAGCAGGCCCAGGATGGCTCAGGAATGGTTTTAAGCCCTGTGGGTGAGGTTGCCTTGGAAGTAGCTGCGGAGGCGTGGGTGCCCCTCCAGTTCCGTCCTCTGGTGTGGCTGTTAGGGGCTGCGTTGAGTGGCGCTGCTATTGATAGGAAGATTAGGAAATGAGTAGTTTCACTAACCCGTTAAAATACCGCAAGCTCAAAAAGAGACATTTCTGGCATCGGCAGATGTACCAGATTCTCGAACCGTTCGAGTACCGGACAAATGAAAACGAGATAATTAAGATAGAGGTGGGTTTTGTTTTGGACTTCGCATCTACTCCGTGGTGGATTCGTTGGCGGTATCCGGCAATAGGTTGGTATGCCAAGGCGGTTGCAATTCACGATAAAGGCTACAAAGACCACGATAGCAGATTAAGAATATGGTGGGACGATATTATGAAGGAAGGCATGGAAATTTTGGCTATCGAAGAAGATGGCAAAATAACCAAGAAAAAGCAGACGACTATCGACAGATTCTATTGGGCAGTTGATAACTTCGGGGCCAAGTCATGGAATAAAAGTTAATCACTCTCCTCCGGGGGGGCTAAGGGCTTTGGCTCTTGGCCTCCTTTTTATCCTTCCAGCAAACTGAACTTTTCCTTTTCCTTGCCGATTCGCTTCTCGGCCATTTTGATATATTCGGCGTTTAGTTCTGTGCCTACATAGTGGCGGTTCAGCTTGTAGGCTACCAGCCCTACCGTACCGCTTCCCATGAACGGGTCATATACTGTGCAGGGGATAGATGCTTTGCTGCCATGTTTGCAGGTGGGCTTCCAGCCTATTGTTGTGGACGTTGTGCAGTGTCTCTGTGTGTCGTAGTTGTAATCTTCGGTCTTTTGTGATAGTCCGGCCCGCGTTGGCTGTCTATCCTTTTCTACCATCCTCACCCACGGACTTCCACACTCAGGACAGCAGCCTTTTTCAGAGGTTCCGGCCTTGATGCAGGGCTCTACTAATTTCTCAGGAAATGTAGCAAAGTGGGCCTCTGGGAAACTTTGGGTTGGGATAGTCCATACGTCGCGCTTGTTCCTCGAGGAGACAAGCTGATTGACTGCAGCCGCGAATGATTCGTTTTGCTTTACGCGGGGCCGGTCGTTTCTTTTATCTGTTGGGTCGGCCTCGCTTGACCGGTTATATCCGACGCCGGTACCTATCACCGCTTTGGGGTTGATTCCGGTACCGCGGTCATGTGCGGTACCGGTTACGTCCTCTCGAATTGCGTCAGCATCATAGAAATACTTCGGCTTCTTCGTCAAAAGGAATATATGCTCGTGGGATTTGGTGCATCTATCAGTAACGCTCTCCGGCATGGGATTGCACTTTGCCCATATGATGTCGTTTCTTAGATACCATCCCTGCTCAAACAAAGGCTTTGGGGCGGGGAAATCTATAGTTGCCTTGCCGCCCTGATGGACAGACTTTAACGACTCATGGGCCTTAGCTGCTTTTTCACCCGATGATGGACAGCCAATAGCCAGCCTTGCCTCTAATTGTTTCGCTACAAAATGTGGGTAAAGCTCTGATATAATCCATCGGCACTCATTAGACCTGACATTCCACCTGTATATCGTTTGCTTCCGCCGTTTATTTTGTTCGGGCGATTGTTGGCAAATAGAGCCTATGCCGGCAATTTGCATACATTTTTCTACTATCACCCTGTCTGTGCTTGCCACCTCAAGCCCTGAACCGTATGTGTCCTGTGTGCGATTGTATTCTGAAACAGTTCCATCTTGTTTGGTATATGTAGAATATGAGTTGTCGCCCGCTTTCCTTTTATGGATAAATATACACCCCTCAGCCTCTATCATTGCCGCCAGCCACACCCTATCGAGTTCGTTCTTGATTTTGCCTGTATAAAACGGTTGTTGCAACGCTATGGCTAAACGGGCAGGCATCATGCAGAGGTCTTTGGGTTTAAGGCCGGGGGGCGGGGTTCTTGCTCCTACCAGCGCCCCCTGGTTGCTCTGCTGTTTTTCGCCTTGCCCGCCCCGCCCTCCACTGGCATAGCTATCCCCCATATTCAGCCAGCACGTGCCATCGTCCCTGAGTACCCGCCAGACGTGCCTGAAAACGCCTACCATCCGCTCGATATATTCTTCGGGGGTCTTTTCTAAGCCTAACTGACCCTCAACGCCGTAGTCGCGGAGGTCCCAATACGGCGGGCTGGTGCAAACGCTATGCACAGATTTGTCCAGCAAGGGGATGCCCTTGGTAATATCACAGCAATAGATTTTATCAGTTTCCATCCACTTTAGCCCTGTATTTATCTAAACATTTCTGGTTTGGGCAGAAAAATTTATCGTTTACCACTGCGTATATCATGTTCTTGGAATAGCCCATTTTCCCGCAGCCGCTACATTTGTGTTGGTATCTTTTAGTCATGGGGTTTTAGGGCTTGCTCGGCTTGACCCATAATACGGGACACTTCGTTAATTGCTCCACAAGCCTGACAGCATAAACAGCGGTTGTAGGGAGGCCCTTCATCGCACAGGCACTCGTTTTTGTCTGCTAATTGCTGGACAAACTCAGGAATTATATTATTTTGTCTCAGCCTCTCCACCTCCCCCTGTGCCGAGGCGAGTTGGGACAGTAATTGTTTAACTAATGCTCTGGCAGACCATGGATTAGCTTGCCATGCTGGCCCGTATCTACCATAAATAATAATGCCAGAATTTGCGTCTTTACTATCCTCAACGGCATATTCCTCTGCTTCGTTGTTTATTATTCTTTGACGTTTTTCGGCGGGGTTCTTCCATTGAAATATAATTTTTGCACCTGGTTCAAGGTCATTTTCCATCTTCATTCTCCTTTGCTTGTTCGGCCAAGGTTTCCGAGAACTTGTAAATCGTGTCGCCTACTTCAAAATCACTTTCTTCATCAACATCGTCTTCGGTTGCTGTGTGGGGCTTAATCAGGCCCAGTTTTTCAGCCAAGTCTTGTATTTCTCCGCCGTCAAGGCTGTAGCACGCCCAACACTCTTGCTTGATAACATGACGGGCAAACTCTTTCAGCTTTCCATTCTTTTCCTCTAACTCCTCAATCGGGCAGATACAAAGTCCATCACCATCTGAGATTGGGGGGCATCTGAGGTCGCGGAGAGCGGCGAGTTGGGTGCGGAGAGCTTCGCATTCAGGGTATTCCACAATCTTATCAATATCATACGTTTTGTAGTGTCGATTGTGTCCGTATAGCGATATTGTGCCCAGCGACTCGTGATGCACCTCAGAAACACATTGACCATTGCCATACCCAACTAAGCCGGATGATGCCTTCATAAAAACTATACATCCTCGTTTAAGCTCTTTGTCCATCTTCATTCTCCTTTAGGTAGGGTTATGTAACAATAATGGGTTATATCTTGAAGTGGACACATCCAATAATCAGCACTATAGTTATATGCCCCCACACACGCCGCTTTCCCGTTTGTCAAATACAGGTCTATACTTGCAAAAGGTCGTTTTTTACTATGTTCTAAATCAAGCAACCTCTCCCCTACAGGTATCCAGCGGTGCTTTTCCTTCAACTCATCGATGCGGCGACCGCGCCTTCCAATCGCACTATCCCTGTCGATGATGCCCCGACCTAACTCCCCAATGCGGGCTTGGAGGGTGGTGATTTGTTCACCAGCCCAAGGATTGTCTTGTGTAATATCCTCACTGAACAGTAAATTTGTAGGCTTTTTGATTTGGCCTGCCCCAAAAGCTATTTCACCCGCTTCTGACCTGCCTACAAACCTCGCCTTTGATGTTATAAAACCTTGCAAACTATTGTCGCCCCTGCAAGTATCTTTTGGCGAGTGTTTGATTATAAAGGCATGATTTCGACCAGCCAATATAATACCATCAGTTCGTTTTATGGCTGCACAGCACACAAACTCCCCCGGCTCAGGGGGACAGTCGGGGCAAGGAACCATCTCAGGATTATCACAATGTTCTGGTCTGCCTTGCATAACCTCTTTACTCCCCCCGCACGTTTTGCACTCATCGGCACAGTCGGGGCAAGGAATAGTTAATCTACTTTGTTTGACTATAGACTTACAAAACCAATAATGTCTCGGCCCCCATTTTTTACCACAACTTGCACACACTTTTTTGCTTCCCCCACACGTTTTGCACTCATCGGCACAGGCGGGGCAAGGAATAGTGCCGATGAACTTGCCGACGTTATTGTAAACCTTTATCTGTCCATCCTGACACTGCAAGGTTTTGCATTTAGGCTCATCGGCTGGGGTGTTCTTTGGTTTAGTCATTGGGGAGTCTCCTTAATCTTGGCTATTTATTCCGCAAACAATTAAGATAACCATTATCGCTATTGACAAGGGCGGTATTATCTCACACAACATTTCTGCGTTCATCACTTCACCTCCTCTATTTCCTTGTTGCACATAGGACAGTATTTGAACGATTGCCCAAGCGTGCATGTTATTTGCTTGAAATTGTAGCAACCCATGTAGTATTCGTTCTCAAATCCTGCTCTTTTCTTCCACACACACTTCTCACGGGACAGGGCGAGGGCTTGGTCGATAAGGCTTGTTAATTTGTTAAATCTATCGCTTGTTCCATAACCTACATAAACACCTCTCGCCTCTTCTAAAATTCCTTCAATCGCTTTCATTGGGGAGTCCTTTCGGCATTGTGCTTCGATTGCATGTGTCTATGTAAATTCTTAAAATATCGATTGCAATGCGGGCAAATTCCCTTTTGGATTCTGTTTTTTACCTTAGTAAGTTGTCCTTTTACGGCATTTCTTGAGCGCCTGAAATGCCTCGCTTCCTTGAGAGCATCTTTGGCTTTTTGCTGTTCGGCCCATGTTTGCTGTTCTTGTTTTTCAAGCAACTTTTTTAGTCGTGCATTTTCCGATTCTGAAAAATGCCAAGAGGTATCACAATAAGGACAATGCCAACTACCCCCCTTTATCCGTTTTTGTTCTTTATACCCTTTTGATAAGGCATACGCTCCGCCACACTCTCTGCAAACTTCCATTTCTAAGGCCACATCTGCCAATAACGTTATTCCCATCTTCTTATCCTTTCAAGTCTTTAAGTTTCGCTTTCAATCTTTCCTCTATTTCCAGATAATCCTGTTTCTTCCACGATGATTTTATGACGTTGCGCCGGGGTAGCATTTTGCCCCACTCGTCTTCAATCACTTCGTGTAGGTATCTCCATCTGGCAGGGAAAGCATGTTCAAACCAATATATGCCTGCGGCTTTATCATAGCCGTATTTGCAATGACACTTCTTGCACAGCAATATCAAGTTTAATAAATCATAAAATAGGTACGCACTCAAAGATCGCTCGATAATGTGGTGGACTTGCTCGGCTGGGCCTTTTTCTCCGTGGCACCACTGGCACACGCCCTCATCCCTGAGCCATATAATCTCTATGTAGAGTTTCTTGCAAGAGGCTGTGATTGTCTTGATCGTTCTCATTCTTCGGCCTCCGTATGGTGAAGGCAATCTTCGCAGGTTTCATCTGTCAAGCAATTTATTTCGGGTTTATGCGGACACTGTTTTGTCGGAATGTGTTCTATATTGCACGCTGGCCGACAATGCTTTTCACAAACTTTATGGAAGATAGTTTTGTATTGAGGCTTACCTGAACATGACCCTTCATTGCAAAATCCGTTTGAATCACCGCACCATGTCCCACAGTCGCCACAACGAGTTACTATATGGGGTTTTCCATGTCGGCACTCTTTAGCTAATACCCCACAAATATCAATTCCGTTGCAGATATATTTTTTGCTCATTCTTCCCCCTCTTTGGGTTGCTGGACAGGCCAAGATACTTTGCGGAAATTTTTAGTACCCTTATAGCCCGCCCGCCCAAATGCAGCCTTTGATTCCCAAATAAAGCACATGCCGAGGCAGCCCTTAGGCAATCTAACGGGCCTGCCGTCAACATCTAAATCTACTGGTTCTGTCAGATTAAGATTAAGCCATCCTTTGTGTCTTTTCTCAATCATTCGGCCCCCTCCTTCGCTACCACGGCGGCCAGTATGTGTTTTAAGTCAATCATTGGGGGGTGTCCTTTGGGCTAATGGCTTGCTCGATTTTCTCGTCTATTTTCACAGCCAATTCAGCCGCCCATCGCCTTCCGTACTTTTCAGCCAATTCATTTGTTGCGCCTTCGCGGGCCAAGTCAAGCACATGCTCTACGGCATCTTTGATGTATGTCTCCATATCAAACTCATCCACGGCTTTCTCAGTCCCTCAACGGCAATCTTAATTTGAATCATATCTTCCATTTCACTTACTCCTTTCCCGCCGTGGGCGGGGCTTTTTTCGTATTTAGCCTTTACTTCTGTTAGAATTTTCTTGGCTTGCTCAGGCCACATACGGACAGGGAGCATTTCGCACACTTCTCGCAACAGCTCCACAAGGTCTTTGCCCCAATTATGTAAATTCTCTACATCAGTGTTTGCAGACCCCAATAATTCGCCGTAACCCCTTGCCTGCTTCTCAAGCCCCTTGATTCGAGCGCGTAAGTTTTTGTTTTCTCGCCTGAGTAAGGTCTTAGTATAATCATTGTTAGTAATCATTCGTACTTCTCCTTTACATTATCGCTTGGCTCTCATTTTCTTGGCAAAATCCGGTCTGTGCTTTGTTATTAACATTCTATTGAACGCGTTTTTATCCCATTCCTCGGCGAGTTTGACCTCGGTACGTTCGGCATATATTTGCCGGGAAGTCTTTCTTTTGGGGGTAGGTACGCTCTTCATTTCGGCCTTAATGTTTTCGGCTTTCAAAGTATCTGCTATTTGCTGGGCTTGGATAGCCTTCCTTCTCGTAATCTCCGCTGGATACAGATAGTCCTCAGCCCTGAAAGTGCCCGGTAAGAATCTGCGTATCTGGGGGCTCTTCCTGTCATGTGGCTCGGTTCTGGTCAAGAAATGGCACAAAGTCCAAGCGTACGTCCATTTATACTCTTTGCCGAGCCAGACCTTGTGGTAGTTGGTAATTGCCGCCATGACCCGCTCAGTGCCCCCATGCAGTCGCAGGGCTTGCCTAATCGTGGACTTGGTGAATCCATCGAGTTCGGCACAGCCCTTCCACTTGCCCGCCCTGTTGCGTGTAGAGCGGTATGAGTTCCAGATGTCAAATATGGATTGTTCCATCATTGGTCTTTCAGGGCATCATTTGCCTTAAAGCTCATGTCGCGGCTATCGAATTTACTGCTTTTTGTCCACAAAACAAAATCCCGCAGCCGCTTGTTCTCGGCTTGGAGTTGCTTATAGTGATGCTCACCTACCATTTCTGTGTCACAGCTATATCCACATTCTTTACATTCCATCATTCTTTCCTTTCAGTCATTTCCTCGGCCTCGGCCAGTAAATCTCCATAGCAGCCTTCGCACCACAATTCACCGTCAACTTCTTCCGGTACAACATCGTGCGAGCAGAAATCGCCTTCACATTTTGCACATCTATATGCACCCATTATTCCACAACTTGCCTTTCGTATCCTTCTTCGCAATAGATACAATCTTGGAAGCAATCTCCAGCCAAGTGCGCATTCCACATATCCGAGCCTTGTTCAAAATCATAATCAGCCATGTCGCCCATTATTCTACCTTCTCTCGCCAATTCGGGTCTGGATCGGGGATTACACAGTGCAGGTAGCAAGCACACCACCTGATTGAGAAATCTATCAAAGCCATACAATCGGTCTTGCTCATAAATGTTTTTAAGACTTTAGGCACGCCAATGCTTTTTGCATAAGCATCTTTGAGAACTAAATCGACCAAATCAACTGTAAGGGGCAATTCCCGAATCTTTCCGGCAATATCAATTTTTATAACATCATTACCATCAGAACGCATCTGTTGGAAGGCGGTCTCAATCACGACAGCATAATAATAGGCCAGTTGCGGATTGGTTTTGCTCGGTCCTTTTTCCTTATGATGCTCTTCGTAGCCTCGCTTCCAGCCGACGTTCTCAAGATAGCATTGGCGTATGTCTGGCCGGTCGTAAACTGTAGTTCCGTTTTTCAATTCATAGAAGAATCTTGGCTGTACCATAACTTAATCATCTCCCATTGCCGCCTCGGCGTCAGCCAGTTCGTTTGCAAGCCTGTCTCGGTGAGCTGCCTGTGCCTCTTCGGCGGCTTGCTGGATGGAGTTTTTTGGTTTCCTGACCCGAATCCCACCAACTGTATCGCCTTGGTATTCAATGTCTGGATTGTACCAGATTTCTATTTTGTGCCCAATCCAATCCGCTGAATCTTTTTCTCCGAGGATTTTACTGATGTGCTTGAAATTGGTTATATTGCACACAAATAGCTTGTCGGTTTCCCCAAACCCAAGAACGGCCTTGTTCTCCATGCCCCCGCCGAATTTCTTGAACTCTCTTAGCTCTTCGGCTGCAATCGTTAATATGACAGGGGGTGTTACGTCGTCTTCTTCCATGTAGGGACTGTTTCTTAAATCACTTGCTTTCATAATTTTTCCTTTCAATAATCAGATATATACGATTCGTGTTTTATTAGTTTTTTCCAATATTCTATTTTGTGACCGAACATAAGCCCATCCTTAGGCGGCGGCAAGTGGACTATCGGACCCCAATCCGAGAAGTCCATATCGTCCTTCATCGCCTCGTGCTGGGCTTCTTCAACGTCTGGGGGTGTGCGGAAGATGGTCATGGCAAAAGCTCCGGGTTCTGGTGTATGTTGCCGATGATTTCGTGTCTATTCCAAGTTTCAGGTTTTACATAAACTTGTCCATATTGGGCCGCAAATCTGGCGTGATGGATAAGCCACCCGACAGGATAATTACCATGTTGTGTTTTTACTATATCCCCCTCATATATCTCGACCCCGTTCTTGTCCTTGAGGCCGGTGTATTGTTCTATATGAAAAAGCTCTCTGCCCCCCGTATACGCAGGTTCGTCTTGCATAGCTGCTATTTCTTCAGGGACGTAACATTTCAAAGTGCCTTCGCTCTCGCAAACAAATGTTGCCTCTGCATTTTCCCAGCACTTGTCTGAGTAGTGCATTGTTTCTGTTTCTTCATCCCAACATCTGAATTTATTCTCTCTCATAATCTTCTTCCTTAATTCCTGCATCTATAAATCACTCACATTCCGCAAAAATTCATAAGCGAATCTTTGTACTGCCAAACATCGCCCCATTTCAAATTGACATATATGAGTTTTTGTAGGGCGCAGCCCTAAAGCATCCGACAATCGTTTGTAAGCTTGGCTTCTGGTCAAGGCACCACTCTGCCATATTTTATCAAAAGACTCGTGTGCGGCGATTCTGGCCCCTCTGGTGGCACAATCAGCGGGAGGGTTGCCGTTCCAACTGACTACGGTACAGCCGCCGACTGGGCATTGGCTTCTTGTCCCGAACTTAGTCTTTTTGGGTATCAAGTCCTTGGTCGAGTGTATCGAGCACTTCATTTTCTTTTTCCCTTTCTGCCCTTGCCATTCTTGCCTGCATATCGTGTAAGCTCTTGTTGGCGAAACTGTCGGAGTACGACTGTTGGCGCTCGGCGGGAGTTAGTTGGTCAAGGCTCATGTCCACGGTCGCCACTCCTTACTTGACATGGCGTTCCAGCACTTTTTCCATTCATGTGCAAAGAGCCATAACAGGTTTTTGATAAAGACCAGTATTTTCATTCTGCCATCCATAGATAGAGTTCGCGGGCGGTGTCGAAGGTATGACCTTCGTTGTGCTCACCATTTTTTACATATTGTCTCAACACCTCCGTCTTTGGCCCTTCAAAATCCAACCGATACGCTGCGCACACAAACCGATACATCCCCCTACCAACCTTGGCCAGCATGTATTTTAGGCTACCACCTCTAAGCCCGATAAATTCCCTCTCCGCCAATTCCTCAATCGTCATTTCTTTTACATCTTCTTTTTTGTCTACAATTTTAACCTTCATAATCAATCTCCTTTCTTGGCAGGCTTGGGGCCATTCCCTGGCCCCGCCCTGTCGCAAGGTGCCTGCCTACCTTTCGTCATAAAAATGCAATTTACCATCATCGCCTACAAACGGCTCGCAGCTTTTAATTCCCTGTTCTTCGCAATAAACCCTGTCCCAAGCCTCCATAGTCTCTGGGCCTATCTTGCCATCAGGCTCGACCCCAACCCGCTCCTGTAGCTCTGTTGGAGACAAGAGGGGGCAGGTATGGACAACGCCCGTGATTGCAAAAAACCAGACCAATCCACCTAAGCAGCTAACTGCGAACCATATCAAAGCTATGTACTTTGGTTTCATATCCTTATCCTTTCACTCGCTTAGGGATGGATAAAATGCTTTTGTTGCCTGCGAAGCCATGTCCTGAATAGCAGATACAAACTTGGATGCAGGCCATGCTACATGACCGGCATTTGTCGAGGTCTTGAATTGCTCTGCAAGCTCCTTCCATTCAGACAATTTCATTTTGTAAGTTAGTGTAAACTCAATGTCCTGTGGATTACATATTTCTATTTTTGCCATATCCTTATCCTTTCAGGCCGTGGGTACGGCGACCAGTTAAGGGAAATTCTTTGATATTTGGATTCGCCTATCCTCTGGGGCCATTTCTATGCCTTTTTCCCAGCCGTTTCTTAGAAATACACACAAGATAGATTTTGCAGCACCAAATTGAGCACCGGAAAGTCTGAGTTTTGTAATAATTCCATTGTGATAATCATTGATTTCTTGATTAAACTGTTTAACTTTTTCTTCATTCTTCCAATCGATAACATGGTTTTTGAACTCTCTTATCAGTTCCATAGCTGCAATTTGCAAGGCTTGCTCATAACCCGGCCCCAAGCCTCCCATTTCCACAGAGAACAATGACTTACCACTATCCCACCATTCAATGGCTTCTTCAAGAGATTGGGGGTGTAGGCTAATTGCTGGTTCCGAACCTGCTATTTTGTCTCCTATTTGTTCATCCATTTTCCAATTCCTTTCATAAATTAAAGTTATTATTGCTGGGGCGGCTGGAGAGGCAAAAGACCGCCCCGTGGGGGTGATGGTGTCAATTCCTTCCAAAACTCAAACCACGCTTTAGTCCTACGGCAGTTGTCGCAGGTAACGCGGGACTTTCTATTTGTTGATAAGCCGTAAAAGATGGATTTGATTATATCTTGGCAAGGAATAACTATATGAAAAGCCCCATCTTCGCCACAATAGCACCTATAAGCATAATGCACTGTCTTAGCCATTACACCCTCTCCAGTAATTTGTCGATGCGGGTGAGACCCAATTTGGCTGAGCGACGACAACCTATAATGCTTGTGTGGTCACCCTGAAATCTCAAAATTTTCTTTGCTTCTTCTACCGCTTTGCACAGGGCAGGGACGGTAGGAGTGCGGGTGTTCCATGCAATGATAGCTTCGGCTTCGGTTGCACAATCTTGCACACAAGCATTGCATTTTGAACATGAAACGTGATGTAAGAAATCTGGACTTAAACCATCTACTCCAGTGAACGCCCTTCCCCCGCAAAATGGACAGGGTAAAAGCCCGTTCTTCGCCTCTGCCGCTTGCTTGATTTGGGATAGTTTGTCAGTCATTGTCGGACTCCCTCTTTTTGTTCAGGGCTATGATTTTTTCGTAGAATTTAATTGGTCTGTGTCTGTAATGATATTTTGGGTTTTCACAATTAAAACCCGGGTCAACCAAATAACCCGGACAGCTTTCGCATGGCCTATCCTCTTTGCCATTATTCAGGCCGTAGTCACAGAAGAAGCAATCATCCTCAATAGGCTGAGAGCCGTGCTCGTCTAACCATGTCTCCTTCAGCTTATTCACATCTTGGTCATCGTCTCCATCGTCCCATTGCTCCGCTATCCATTTCCACATAGCCAGACAGTTTTCCCAAGTTTCGTTAAGAGTCATTCTTTCACCTCAAATTCGCCACACCGATAATAAAATACTGAACTTGTCCACAATGTATTACCGTAACATATTCCCCAAAAAACCAATTTCTTTAGCTTCCGCCGATTCCTGCTAAACCAATTCCTGTTTTTTTTCCAAAACCTGCAATTATAGCATGTCTCAGTCATGGAGTTTGCTCCTCAAGGAATATTATTCCTGAATTTTCGAGCCATTTTGCTAAATCCATACTTATAAATATTGTATTCGGGGGAATAATTTCACTCGGCACGATCTTGCACCAGTTCAATCCGAACATTTTCGGGTATTCTGGTAAGTCTTTCATCATGTTTAGTAAAATGTCCAGTTTCATTGTAGCGAACTTGCCGCTTGATGTACTGGTTGTTGCTGTCTCAGCCATTGTCAATCTCCTCATATTTGGCGAGGACAGCTTCAAAGTTACACAATACCCATTCTTGTACTTTGTCGAGGGCTTTTTCGTACCCATGCAAGCAAGCTTCGTAAATATCATTAGTGCCTACATCTTCAAGCCCACAGAATAATCCTGTTTGCCAGTCTCCATTGCACTGAACAGCGTCGCTATCCATATCCTTTAGGGCGTCCTTCAGTGCATCCCTCATCTCCCCCACCAACCCATCCTTTTCAAAGGCGTTCCAGCACTTGATGAGATGGAGGGCGTTGGCTTCGGCATCAATATCAGGATTGTCGCCTATGAAATTAACTATAGAATTGCCGTTTTCGTCTGTAACAAGATAAGAATCATGTGGATAAAACAATTCTGTATCTTTTTCGACTTTCAATTTCCCTTTACTTTGTTCCATATCTTATCTCCTATAATTACATGGCCCATCCGTGGGCCTGTGGCTGTCCTTAACTTGCTTCGGTAGTTTCGAGCTTCTGGCCTAACCATTCGAGGTCGTGGCCAAAGCCCTGGACCGTTCCGCACCCCTGAATCAACAGGAGCGCCACAACTAACAGTGTGATGAGTAGTGATTTCATAATCAATTCCTTAGCTAAACTCTTTTGAAAATCGCCTACACAGCGACTTCCGAGTTTCCTCCGGCTCGTTGAGAATTGTCGCAAGATAATCGACCCTCTCAACTGTTGTAAATTTTGTAGGCTTAACAGGCCCACCAAATGATAGTAAAAACTTTTCGTATGCTAAGTCTTTCATTTCTTTCTCCCGTATAGTTTCTTATGCACATCTTTTAAGACCTTGAGCATCTTCTTGGCTTCGCGGTGGAATGACTTGATTCTTCCGAATCCGACCTCCCTTACTGTACAGAACGCGGATGAGGCCCTAAAGCAATTTTCCCCAGCCTTGTCTAAGGGGCAAAATCTACAACCACTACCAACTCTCCACTCTTTACTACTCCACGAACTGTACCTGTAGCACAGCGCACAATCCCCACTGCCGAGCGAGCCACCAAAGACCAACTCCCTGTACGTTGCCCCTGCCAACTGCTCCCAATGCTCAATAGAACATTCAAGGGCTGGCCTGCGGCCTTTTTTGGCTTGGGCTTGGATGTAATCCTGTGTTAGCCACTTCATTTTCTTTCCCTTTCAAAAGGTGGGGCAGGCTAAGCAGTTGCCTACGCCATTGGCACCAGTTGCATGGTGGCAACCCAACAACGGACGATGTTGCAACGCCATTACCTAACTATCGGCACAATGCTCGCCACTGCCCCATATTCTTATATAAAATGCCAGCGGGCAGGAATTGCTACTATCGTATACGGCGTCCGCCGCCCTTTCGGGTAATAGCCCTGCCTGCTTGGTTCTGCTTCGCAGTCATGCACAACCGCTCCACTACGACCGCCGCTGGCACGTATTCACTTGTAAAATACTATGCTACTATTGCCAACTTATCAGAAGGGTCAGCTTGCTTTGAGTAGTTTTTTAATCTCTGGTGTAGTAACCTGAGCGTACTTCTTTAGTTCGTCATCCGTCATCGTTATTCTTGCCATAGCAAAGTCCAGCCCTCGCCGGTGTGATAATGTCATCCGGTTCTTAGCGACCACATTCAAGGCCTTCATTGCCACCTTGACCTCTTCGTCAACGTCCCTATTGCCCTTGAGGGCACTGAGCAGCATGTCAATCGCTGTATCTTCGAGTTCACTCATCTTATTGCATTTTTGTTCCGACATTTCTAAGTTAGTCATTTCTTTTCCTTTCAGGTCAATTCATGTCTATTCCGTTTCTTTCAGGTCTATTTGTGCTCAAGTCTAATCCTGTCTGCTCCATTCGATTTCCTTCCAGTCTAATCCCTGCTGTTCAAGTTGCTTTCCAATCTAATCATGTCCCGTCTTTTCCACACCACTCAGGTCGGCTTGCGTTCAAATCAAATCGGTTCCTTTTTCCTCCATTCGCTTCCAGTCCTATTGCTTTCAAATCTACGCAATTCCAATCGTCTCTGAGCAAGTCCAATCGTCTCATTTTGCGTTCAAATCCTATCTTTTCTTGACGAATCATCTTTCTTCTGAACCTTTCATTTTGTGCTCAAATCCATTCTTTTGTATTCGCGTCCGTTCACGTCGCTTCTGAACACTTTGTGTTCAAATCCAATCCCGTCCCATCGGTTTTAGTCGATTTTCTTCGCTTCTATTTGCTTTCAAATCAGTTCGGTTCCGCTCGTATCGCATCAAATCCCATCTATTCCAATTGTGCTCAAATCAATTCTGTTCCATTACATTCTATTCCCGTCGCATCTCATCACTTTGCTTTCTTAACATCCCACTGAGTAACTGTGAACCTGCCGAAAGTGGGGCCGTAAACGCCTAGTCCGCATCGCAGACCTGCAACTTCGTACATCTTGTGTATAAGCTCCTCGCCCACGCTGTCGTCTGTTAGGCTGACAGTAAAGGTCAAGCTCCACGGGGTCGTTAAAATCGGCCTCTCGGTCGTATCACGGCCTCCAGTAGCGTTAATAAACGACCTCACGTCCGTATCATCCCATTTCTTGCGTTTGGGCTTGAAGTATACCTTGTCCTTCTTCGGGCCTTCCCCGATAATCCATACACAGGCCTTGCAGAAGTCTACGAATTTCTTGCCCTTTTTGCTTTGGTACTCAGAGCCGTAAATTTTGGCTGCTCCGGTACGGAATCGGTTACCGATAAGGAGCATCCTGATATTATCGGTCGGGATATAAACACCCTTATCGTCAAACCATAGCTTTTCTTCGATAGTTTGCTTCTTCTTTTTTTCCGTGTCCCCAGGCTTCCTCGGTGGGGGAAACCTGTTGAACATAATCGGAACGATACTTTCGAATGTTGTAGTTACTTCTTTCATCTTCTAACTCCTTTCAAGATTAAAAAATAGGGGCCGGGAAACTCTTGAAAACCCAGCCCCCTTCACCGTAAACCAATGCGTACTAAACAATGGAGAGGTGCTATTTGTGATAGGTGATAGTAGTTTGTTTTCAGTACGCATTGGATTTCCTTTTTTCACTTTTTAACTACACTATAAATTTACCATATCTATCGGTTATTGCAAGGGAAATCCTGAAAGAATTTTCAATTATCTTACAAACCCTTGCTGCGTAAAGAGATAAAATCTCAAGTTTTACAAGTGTAAAAGTTCTGGCGCTAGACCATAGACGGGGAGTTCTAACCATTGACACGCTTGAGTAGTTCATGGAAATCTTCAAGCAAAACCAAAAAAAGACTTGACTTTTGGCAAAGAATTGTTTTAATGCGATTAGTTAAGACTAAGGAAAGTCTATAATGTCTCAATACAGCTTTGAAATAGCCAAGATCATCAAGCAAGCCCGCAAGCTCGGTCCAGGCATAAAATCTCCCGCCCAATGTGGGTTTATAGCTGTTCGGGACCATGATGAGTGGAAGCGGCTCAGAGGTGGGAAATGAACGGTTGGATGGTTCTGCTTGGAACAATAGTAATCGGTGGAAGTGGCACAATGCTTGTCTGTGGTGTACTAATTGTGCTGGGAGGACTTAACCTAATATAGCTCTTTTGAAATAAATGCTGACGGCAAAAACTGACGGCTATACAGGAATACCGCTATCAAGGCTGGCCACCCGTAACGGCTTACTTTGGGCGTTTCAGAGCAAACGTCAAGTATCCTGTCCGTTGGCTTAGAATATCGCCCCAGCACTGTGTGTGTTGGGTTTGCATGACCTTCGGGGTATGCAATGAGAATTGGCGGCCTAGCGCGTAAATCCTATGGATAGGCAGCGCTGACCGCCCGCGAAATTAACCTGGCAAGGGCCAGAGGTAGGATAAATGGGGAAAATAGGTTATAAAAGACGCGTGAAACTGACAAGGAAAAGACGAGATGCGAAGCGTAGCGCCGAACGGATACGCACGCACCTTGTTAATGCAATACAATGAAAATAACTGAATTTACTAAATTTACAACAATAACTAATAGGCACTAAATGAGAGCAACTGAATAACCCCTGGCAATCCAGGTTGTCAGTTAAGAATATGTTTTACAAGTGAATATGTGCAGTGGCGAAAGAGGCAGACGCCCTTGAATCGTTCTATCCCAGAGTGGTCCAAGAGTCCGAATGCGGCCGTAAGCGGTAGAAGCTAAACTGTTGCTTACTGTCTCACACCCTTTAGCAAGGTGCGAAAGTAGGAATGTCAGGTTCGAGTCTTGACCTGCACTTTATTTTTACAAGTGAATAGAGATATGGAAAATCAAAAAGACATACAAGAATTAAAGGTTAGCTGCCCAAAGTGCAAAAACTTCCAAAAAGGGACGTTTAATCAACTTGAGGCGGCATTTTTGAGTTTGTTCGACTTGTTTTGTGATAGATGTGATTTGCCCGTAAGGGTAGAGTTTATAAACTGATTGCAACAGGCCGCAATGCACCGGCCAGGCTTAATTGCTGCAAAAGTGCATAGGTGAAGAGCCGAGAAATGGGGCTGATAGTGTCGTAAGGGCTTGCCCGTCTTTGCGCTGTCAGTAGATAAGCTATAGTGTATAAATTAGCTGAGTTTGCCCCATACTCGAAATGGTGAGATTATACACCGCAAACGTGAAAACCCGACGGGTTCTTGCAAGAGCGTCCTTTTATTAGGGCGCTTTGCGCTCACTCCCTCTGGGTTTTGCAAAATACACAAAGATCATATATAAAGACTTGGAAAACAAAGACTTAGCTATAAATACAACCATAAAAAGATCAGTAAACAGGTATCATAACGATACATATACACTATAGCAGGGCATTAAGCCCATGAGATAACACTTGTGGGCTTAGGATGTAACAGTCTGAAAGGGCTTTGAAATATGAGTTTTAAGTATGAAAAAAACTGGTTGTTTTGTAATTATGTGCACTGGTGCAATCATTTCCCTGATGAGACACCACCTTGAGAGGTGGCAATGATTTGTCCCGTTCCGCTTATGTCGCCACCGACAGAAGAAGAAATGAAGTATATATTGGTGATGGAAGAAAGAGCTAAAGAGATTCTTAGGAAGTAAACCTGAAAGAATCAGGATTGAAGATATGCACAAAATATATCATACTTCGTTAAAATTGTATGGTCGAAGTCGCCAAAAAAAAGAGTATCGATGTGTTCAATGCGGCTTGGAAGTAACTATTTTCGTCCCTGAAGAAGTTGACTTGTTCGCGGCGGAGTGTGAGAATTGCGGTATTAAAACTTTGCGGGAAGTAACAGTCTTGCTTTGAGATAAAATAGAGCCGGTCCAGATTTACCCTGAACCGGCCCTGAGTGCTACTTTACAAGTTCATAGCGACTCTTAATATGGGCGGCTGGCTACCGCCCTGGTGCTTTAGGCCGCAAGTTCGTTAAGTAGCTTGTTTGCCTGGTATCTACTCATTGAGCAGAATTCTCCGACAGTGGTAATATCTCCGTCAAGCTCCATCCTGCGTACACTGTAAGCCCTTGAGCCGTGAGGTGGTCTCTCGGACGTTACAAAGTACCAAATACCATCTTTGATACGAACCGCACCAATACGAGACCTGAAAAAACGCATCGTATCAGAATCAAAAAAGTGCCCTGTGTTGTTTGTTCTGTTTCTGTATTCGATTTCTAAGCTCATAATACTCATCCCTTCAATAAAGGTTAAACATGAGAATGTTTCCATTTTCTGCAATCTTTGAAGTTGCAGCCATTTTTGTACTCGCAGCTTATACAATCACTGGCGGCACAGTTTGAGCAGATACCTTCAATACAATCGCCCTCATCATGGCACAATCTACATTCGCTTATATCTGTGTCCATAAGCCAAACTCCTAAAAAGGTTAATAGATAACAAAATTCCTTGCCTGCCTGACTAATTCAGCCGCGTAAGGTTTGCCGTTCTCTTTTAGCTTGCGGATCAGCCAGTCAATTATGGCGATAATACGTTGTTTTTCTTGGTTAGTCATAGATTGGCCGCTGTAATTGCAGATTCAAGCTTATCATACATTATTTGTAAAGCTGCTATTTCTTCTCGGTATTCAGTAGATATAAGATTTTCGGGCAAAATAAGCCCTTTTAGTCTCGCCACACCTTCACATGCCGTCAAGAGCGCGGGTGCCGCCTTGCAGAGAGAACATTTATAATCTGACCAACATTCACATTCCATCTTCAATCCTTCCAATAAAGGTTATTATTAAGCCCGCTTAGTTTAGGTCTGTGAGGATATACTCGCCGGAGTCAATCTTCGCCTGAGTTTCCTTTTTGGTTTCACCAAGAAACTGATTGCGATACTTGCCGGTTGTTCGGGAATAGTCCCACTTTTCGCGGTCAAGATATACCCTGCTCGTTATGTGGGGGCAGCCCTTGCCAACAAACTTGACAATCAAGCTGTCATAGCTTTGGAAATAAGTAACTGGCTGTATTTCTGGGAGCATCCCAATACCTGTTTCGGTAGCTACTGAAGTATCATCTGTGATAATAAACTGATTTGCTACCTTGTTTCCCTTACTGCTTGTCATGTTTTCTACTTTCATAATACTGCCCTTTCGTTAATTAAGATTAACATTTTCGTTAAGCCCCAGGCCCGAACCGGACCGAATCGCAGCTAAGGGGGGAGAGGGTTAGGTTTTGAAAATAATCGTACTCTTGATTTCTTTCACAAAGTAGAGTCGGTTGTTTTCGTGCTTAGACTGGAATTTTGCTGTCTTGATTGCTTCTGCTTTATCGGTGTATGTTGCAAAACAGCCTGAAAAACATTTGTCGAATTGATAACGGACTTCGTACTTTATCTTACATACATATTTTGTCTTAGGCATAATCAAAACTCCCTTATCATTAAACAATAAACTCTAATTTTAAGCCCCAACAAAACCGTTAAGCCGTGCCGGGGTGATACTGGTCAATCAATCGCACAATATCACGTTTTATCAGCGCGTCGAGTGGTTTTGAGGTTAGTTCCACAATCGCCATATATTGACCAGCTTTCAGTAAAAGCTTGATAGATGCGTCTAACTGGTGATATGCAACGCCGCACATAGGCAAGTTATCTCGCTGGGCTAAAACCACATCGAGCAACTTGGCTACATAACCAGCCTTATCGCCGATAACTTCGTAGAAATCACCCATCTGCATAAAAATAACGTGCTTCGGGTATTTTGTTTGAAAATACTTGTATTGTTTTACTGCTAATCCCATTTTCTAAACTCCTAAATAAAGTTAAAATCAATTATCTATAATGCACAAACCGTGCCAAACCATAAAAGGGCATTATTGACCTAAAAACAAAGAAAACAAAATAGTCGTGTTGATAAAATACCACGTGAGTAGTACTCAAAAAGGATATAAATCATGTATAATCAAAGACTTGCAAGAATGATGCAAAAAAGCAACACGTTTATAAAAAACCACGTGGAAAGTCTATCTAAATGCCACTAACAGCCAACCAAGAGATATTCTGCCAAGAGTACAAAAAGGACAGGAACGGGGCAAGGGCTTATAGGGATGCGTATCCGGAGTGCAAGAGTGGGCATGATGTGTGTGCGTGTAAACTGCTAAGGATTGCTAAGATAAAGGAAAGAATAGCGGAGATAATGGCTGAAATAGTGGCTGAAATCGATATAACGCGTGAAATGCTGGTCAAAGAAGCAATGGCCATAGCCCAAGACCCAAACGCCACCAAGACCGAGAAGACCCGCGCTCTGTCCTTAGTGGCTGATATGATAGGTGCCAAGCGCGAAGCCGCACCTAACAAGGAGAAGGAGCAGGCCCTTGCTGCACGCATGACTAAGGAGGAGCGGGAGCTGGCAGTACTCGCTGCACGGCTCAGGACAGAGCAGGAGGCCCGCAAGGGCATTAAGCTGGCAGGAGTAGGGTAATGAGAGATAGCGCACTCAGCAACGACTCAGGCCCATTCAGAGCAAAGCATGCTTTAATCCAGGCAGGGGGGGGCGTCGGGAAGGGCGGGGGCAGGATGTATTATATATACCCACCCCGGATTTTTCCCCATTTTAGCTTTAGTATAGTAGAAAGGTAGGCAATGATAGCTTTCTTACTTCTGATATTTGTTTTAACGCTTACTTGTTATGGTTACTGGTATGTGACAACGAACCTAATTGGTTACTGGATCGCTCTTTATGATAGCGACCAAGCGTTCAAGGCGTATAGCGAAAGGGTAGGTAATGGAAGAAAAAGTTCAGATGTTCTCTCCGGAGCAGCTTAACCAAATAGAGCGTCGTATGGTAGAGTTGGATTATATTTTTGACCCTTTCTCAGATTCTACTCAGCCAAAAACCCTGCCTGATTGTTCGGAAATTCGAGAACCTAATTTATAATGTTACGCTATTGCAAAAAGCATAGGTATTTTTACAGGGGATAGAAGATGAGATTTGGTGTAGCAAAAGAAAAGATGATAATGGCAGTAGTATGGAAATTGCCTCGCTGGTTAGTTTACTGGTGCGCTATTCGTTTGATGGCCCATGCGAGTCAGGACGAATACGGCGGGGAGATTGTTGGCGAGATTAAAATGATGGATGCCCTGAAAAGATGGGAACCAGCCAATGAATCTTGACCAGGTACTCTCGAAGAAAGCAGGAATAGCGATATTTGGGATGTGGTTCATCTCCAAGGCCACTCTCCAGACAGCTATTGTCTTGGCGGTGGTCGCGGTTATAGGTATTGTGTGTCAAACGTTTTTAGATAGGAGTAAAGAAAATGCCACATAAGGGAAAAAGACCGTATCCTAAAAAGAAGGGCCACAAGAAGGGCAAGAAGAAATGATAGCGGAAGATGAAAGATGCCAGGAGTGTTATTTTATGACTGACCCGCCAGAAGGCGTCCAATGTTGGTTTCATCCCGACAACTGTACTATAGTTTTGGAGATAGTCGATGATAGCACGTAACGAAAATTGCCCTTGTGGTTCGGGTAAGAAGCACAAGAAATGCTGCGGTGGGCCTGTGAATACCAATAACAAGACGTTGAGTCCGAAGGGTATGCAGCGGGCGTTCCTGTTCCTCGTCCAGGGCATGTGCCAGGAAAAAGAAGTTGACTGTTTGACAATAACATGTAAGGGCTTGGGATCAATACCGAAGGATATGGCTTTGGCGGTAGGTTACAATCCCAAGAAAGACGCTTTTGTTTTCAAGCCCGTCAAGGTCGAGGAGAAGCCTAAAATATTAACTCCTGACAGGGGGATAATAGTATGACGTTACAAAAATTTATAGAAGCGAACGTGGGCAAAGACCTTGGCGGCGATACATTCACATACGACGAATGTTCAAATGTAATAACAACGAGGACACATCCTCTTCAACCGAACCGGGTTACTGTTTGCTATTTTCTTCCGATGCTACAATGGACATTTAGCGACTTGGTTGATGCCGGAGATATAGGGGATAATGTAGCTTTTTACGAATGGCTTAATGGGACGTTTTTCCCGTCAATGAAAAAAGCGGTTGTAAAATATATAACTACTAAGTTATAACTAAATATCGGGTCTAACCAAAGCGGGCACGTGGCGGTTAGCGCAAGAACAATCAAAGGGCAGTCTGGTGCCAGACCATCAGGCCGCCCTTTTTTTGTTGCCCATGAGAAAATTATGGAACTAAAACGTGAAAATCTCAGTGCGGTAGACGCTCCTTACTGGGCAGCTACCAATGGTCTACTGATAGACGGTCGCCCCTTTACTCTTAAAGGCCGTGAGTATCAGTTGGAGATGATGCGCCCTGTCTGTAAAGATGGTAAGGTCAAGACAAATGAGGTCATCAAGAAGGGCACCCAGACCGGAGCAACGATGGGCAAGGCACTTGAAGTTTGTCATGGTGCGATATACGGTCTTTACCCGCAAGGAATTATAAACTACTATCCTTCCAAGACGGCGGTAGAGGATTTTTCCGGTTCACGGGTCAAGTCTTTATTGATGGATAATCCCTTATTAAAGGAAGCCTGTCACAAAGATGACATAAACTCTGTCCATAAGCGAAGGATTGGAAAGACGCTGGTTAGTTTTCACGGTTGCACCGGCACGACTGTTATCGGAGGAATGGCAAAGGACTCTACGCAGGTGAGGCAGACCCCCGCCGATTGGATAATCTTGGATGAAAGAGATTTATTTGATGACGAGATGGCTGCGCAAGTCAACCAGAGATTAGGGAACTCCACCATCCGGCGTCGAACAGATATGGGTTCTCCTAAAATTCCCGACGATGGTATCGACAGACTCTACGGCCGGAGTGATATGAGGCGCTGGCAGATAAAGTGTGATGCTTGCCGGAAGTTCACTTGCATGGAGACCGAGTTCCCCGCCTGCATCAAATTGGATAAGGATGGTAAGGGTTATCCAGCGTGTGTTCATTGTGGTAGGAGGATTTATCCGGGTGTCGATGGTTCGTGGCAGATGGACTCACCTTCGAGGGATGCTGTCGGATACTGGTTTTCCCAGCTACTCAACCCGAACCGTGACTTAGCCCTTGTCTTGAAAGAATACGACTGCCCAGAGGATTACGATACCACCGAGGCTGAGTTCCAAAGAACGGTCATGGGCTGTGCCTTTGCCCGCGCCGAGGATGTCCTGAGAGAGACAGAGGTTCTTCAATGTTGCTCTCCCGACCAGATGTTAAACTCACACCCAGGTCCGTGCGCGATGGGGTTTGATGTAGGATACCCGACCATTCATGTCGTTATCGGCCACCGAATAGGTAACGACCGTTACAGGTTAATCAAATTAGCCCGCGTCAAGGAATGGTCTGACCTACATGATTTGGCCCAGAGGTTCGGTGTCAAGGCCACTGTCGGTGATGCGATGCCTGAGAGTCATAAGATACGCGAATGGGCGGCAACAGAGACCGCTTACGGGAACACCGTCTATCCCTGTTACGTTCAGCACAACTTGAAGATGTTCGATAACTGGGGCGCCGACAATATCGTAAAGGTCAACATGACGGACCTTTTCGATGAGACTCACCACATGGTCACAAGTCCCGGCAGGATGCTCCTTCCCAGACGATGTAACGAAGTTGATATATTCGCACACCAGATGTGCCAGAGGGCGAAGTTCTTAGAGACGGACAGCAGGGGCAATGCTTCCTACCACTACAAAAAGATAGGCGACAAGCAAGACCATTACAGGAACGCACTCAACTTTTACTTCTTAGCGAGTAAAAAGGTCGGGACTCCCGAAGTCCATAGAAACCAAAAGGTAGTTATGCAGGATTTAAGCTACAAACTTGGAGGCAGAAGATGAAGAAAAATTACCGTCCTACTAAATTAAATAATACTCAGTGGATGGATTTAACTGTATGGGATTATTTTGTGATAAAGATAGAGGGAATAGATGTGTTGATTACGAACCATCCACCATATCCGGGCGATACTAAAAAGTATGAGATTTTATGGCGGGTACAGACAGTTATAAACAAGTTGCCTTGGCATAGTTGTTGGTTTGCCGAGTTAGCCTCTCGTGATAATCCAGTTGAGTATGCCAAGGAATATATAACTCGTGCGGTGAAGCGTAAATTAAAGGAACTTTTAGGAGCAAAACAATGACACGAATAGATTTAGATGCACGAAAAGCAAAGAAAGAGGCGGCAAGGGCTAATCAGTACCCAAGAGTTGCCTTGCCTGTAGCCGAGCCAGTTGTAGTTAAGAAAGCCAAGAAGAAAACCAAGAAAAGCAAGAAGGCGTGAGGGTATTATGACTGAAAAAGCGAAACATCTACCGAAAGAGGTGGAATTAACAGAACTGCTTGCTGCCAAAATAGCAAGTCGCATTGTCGTCAAGACGGGCGGTCTGTATCTTGTTGGTGAAGGTGGCGGAAAATTATCTGTCTTAGCGCAGGGCGATGCGGGTCCAAAAGGCGAGATGGGAGATAAGGGCGATAAGGGCGATGATGGCATTGGTATCACCGGACCTATTGGAGAGACTGGTATCGGAAAGCAAGGTCCAAAAGGTAGTAAGGGCGACATGGGTGATGTAGGCTCAGTAGGTGCACGGGGCAAAAAAGGCGAAAGTGCTATTGGTGAACAGGGGTCAAGAGGTTCACGTGGTGAACGTGGAGACATGGGTGATATTGGTTTGCAGGGCGAACGCGGCAAGGGTGGGGTGAGTGGCTATAAGGGTGACACTGGCCCGCAGGGGTTGGCGGGCAAAGATGGGAAGAGTGTCAAGGGTGAAAAAGGTGAACGTGGCGAACAGGGCGAGCCGGGTCTCATGCCGCCAGAAGTCCTTAGCATAATAAATCGTCTAACTAAACTTGAAAGGAAGTAAGATGGCCGGCGGCAAACCGAAAATACAAACGCCAGAAGCGCTCGCGCCTACTGCTCAACCTATTCCCGGCAGAGCAGAGGAGGAGGCAAAGAAAAAGGTTCGGAAACGTGGCGGTAGGGCAGCTACGATATTCGCTGGCAGACTAAATGCAAGAAACAACATATTAGATACGAGGCTTGGGGGAAGATGAGCGCCACAGCTAAACAATATATTGAGAGAATGAAACGACTCGAAACAGATAGGGCAAACTTTGACGAACAATACCAGGACTGTGCTGATTACGCGATGCCCCAGAACAGCCAGATAATCTCTGAGCGGTCTTCTGGCGAAGTGTTGATGGATTTATTCGACACTACGATGGAAGAGTCGAATATTCAATTAGCCTCCGGCCTGTACTCGTTCATGTTCCCGACAGAGACTCGCGCGTTCGTTCTTGAAGTTGATGACGAGGAGCTTCAGGAAAACGACAACGCGAAGCAATGGCTTGACCAGACTACTAAGCTAATCCATAAATATCTTATCAGCAGTACGTTTAGAGAGGCGTTTTTTGAGTACCTCAAATCTCTGGGTTGCTTTGGTACGGGATGTCTTTATGAGGAAAAGGGCAAGAAAACTGTTATCGTATTCATAAATTATTTCATACGTGATATTTACATCATCAGGAACTCTGACGGTGAAGTTGATACAGTATTTAGAAGGTTCAAGTTTTCTGCTCGTCAGGCTGCTCAGGAGTTTGGTCTTGAAAACTTAGGCGACAAGATTAAAACTGCGTACGACAACGTAATAGACAGAGACAAGAAGTTTGAATTTCTGCACGTCGTAGAACCAAGAGAAGACCGTGACCCTGACGCTGATGACCCGAAAAATATGCCGTGGTCGAGTGTTTATATCTCAAGGGACGAGACAGAGTTTGTAGAAGGCGCAGAAAGCGGTTATGAAGAATTTCCTTATCAGGTAAGCGTGTTCGATAAAGATTCCCTCGAAGACTATGGTCGTAGCCCGACAATGAAGAAGTTGCCTGATGGCAGAATGGCCAACGAACTCAAGAGGATTAGGGTTAAGGCATGGGACAAGATGGTTGACCCGACCATGTTGGTCAAGGACGATGGTTCGGTATGGCCCCTGACTACTAAGCCCGGCGGTGTGGTTTTCTATCGCAATGAGAAACCTGAATACTGGGAGTTTAAGGGAAATCTCTCAGAGATTAACAACGCGATACAAGAGACCCAAAAAGAAATTATGAAGGGTTACTTCGTTGATATGTTCGACCCGCTGATTGATAAGCAGAACATGACGGCTACCGAAGTACAGGCAAGAGTCGAACAGAAGTTAAGGTTCCTCACCCCGATAATCGGAAGATTGCAAAGCGGTTTATTTAACCCTATGATACAACGAGTGATAGGAATTTTGAGCAGGCAGGATAAACTACCTGAAATGCCGAAGGAGTTATCAGAGAAAGATTTCAGTATTATGTATCTTGGCAGACTCGCTCTTGCTCTGAGGACTATCGAGACCGAGGGGTTGACCAAGACGCTTCTGGAATGGTCGCCATTGGCTGATATGAATATACTCGAATGGCTCGACCATATCAACGTCCCGACAGCGTTTAGGGATTCGGCAAGGAACAACGGTGTTCCTGCTACATGGCTCAGGAGTTTAGAAGAGGTGAAACAAATACAAGACGACAGGGCTGCGGCAGAGGCGGCACAGCAGGCAAGGGAGGCCGCACCCGACCTTGCTAAGGCATACAAGGCGACGAGCGGAAAACCGGAAGAAGGAAGTCCGGCGGCGAATATAGTTTAGGAGAAGAAATGGAACATTTTAAGAGTTTGAAGCAAGAAAAAGGAAAAGAGTATCGCGATGCTTGTGAGTTCGCAATACAACAGACTATGCACATACAGGCGTTGTTCGCAGGCGACAAAGGTGGCATTGGTTTAAAAGCTATTGACGGTATAACCGGGTACGGGAACGATATTTTTGACCCCGACCCCTACAAGAGTGCGTATAAAGCAGGAAAAAGAGCCGTGTCGGTTATCCTGCGTGATATGATTGAGAGAGATATTAAAAAAGCGAAAGCAGAAATGGAGAAGAAGGATGAGTAAACGAGAAGAGTGCAGAAAGTGTGGTGCGAAATTAAAGCACGACAAGACCAGCGACCAGTATGACCCTGAGTATTGTTCGGGTAAGTGCCGAAGAGAGGACGGAGTAGAGCCGTATGTAAAAACAGCGGCAGAGAAAGCTGCTGTTATCGTAGCAGTGAAGAAGAAAAAAGTTGCTTCGCTTGAAGGGTACAAAAAAGGTGTTCCAGCTAACTACGCCCGCAGGTTCGAGCCGGAGAAGTTAAACTGGTCAGCTAACAAGATGAACGAGGAAGAATTGAAGCAGGCCGGATTCCGCGATAACCGTGAACCGATACCGGGCGACTGGGATTATGAAGAACCAACGTTTCGTAATCACGAAGGAGATACAATAATAGATGGTCATGTAGAGAAAGAACCTACCGAATGGGAGCAAATGAAAGCCAAGGCCAAAGGTCTGAACATAACGATTTTCGGCAAGAACAAAGAGCAGCTTGCAGCGGAAATAAAGGAGGCCGAAAATGCGTAATTATTTCAGAAGAGGTTTCCTGCCGTTTTATTGCTTTGCAGATGATGATGGTGGTGGTGGGGGAGGTGGCGATGGCGATTTTGTCGGTTCTGACGGCACGTTTAACGATGGCTGGACGAATGGTGATGCGTTCAAAGAAAATGCTGCATCGCTGTCGGTATTCAAGAACGTAACCGACCTTGCCAACTCATACGTAGCCACTAAAAAGAAGTTTGGCAAGAACCCTGACTCAATGGTAGAGATACCGTCCGAGACCTCTGGTGACGACGTGAGGGTCGCGTGGGGCAAGGCTAACGGAGTACCTGATACGGTCGAGGGGTATGCCTATGATTACTCCGATGATTTTGCTACCAAGCTCGGTCCTATTAGTGACGAAAGAATGGCGGCGTTGAAAGATTTCGCGCACAAAGAGTTAGGTTTGTCGCCAACCAAGTTCCAGAAAATGCTCGATTTCTACCATGCTAATGTATCGTCAGACCTTGATTTGGGCAACGCTCAGATGAAAGAGATGACTGACCAGAGATTTGATGAGGGTACGGCCATTCTTAAAGACCAATGGCTTGACGGAACCGATGCCCGAACTGCTGCTGCCCTTGCGCATCTCCAGAAGTACGGAGAGATCGAAGTAAAAGGCAAAAACGGCGATACGATAAATCCGCTGGAAAAGCTGTTCGAGGAAGCTCCGCAACTTAAACAATCGCCGTGGCTAACTATGATAATGGACAGCATGGCGCAGAAGATGGGCGAAGCTGGTCGTATAGGTGGTGGGGGCGATGGTGCATTGTCGTTAGATGGGATAAATTCTCAAATAGCCGATGTTCGCGCCAAACAGAACACTATAAAAGAAAAGAATCCTGTAAATTACAAAGGAAACCCAGAGTTTAAGCGTCTTGAGAACTCACTCAAGACTCTATACCAAAAAAAGCCAGCGTAGGCTTTAATATTTCAGATTATCTCGCAAGAGACCTGATGCTTGTGTCAAAGCGACACCACCTAATACAGGTGTAAAGTGTTAGGAAAGACCCGTCATGGATTATCTTTCCGAAAAAACTAACCATTTTTTTTGAAAGGTAACATAATGAGTTCAAAGATTAACATGACAGGTGGCATCCCGACTTGGTTTACGTCAAAGTTCCACGACGACCTGTATTTGGAGTGCCAGAAAGACGAATCTCGGTTCGGCCAAGCGGTAAGGATTGAAACCGACCTCACTACAAACGAAGACAAAGCGTTTGATATGATGGCCGAGTTTGAGTTGCAGGAAAAGACCGGTCGAAATCCTGAAACACCTGAGTTGGACCCAAGCACACAGAGGCGTTGGGTGGACACCACTCCATACCATAACTCTGTACTGTTTGACATGGACGACGATCTTGACATTAAGTTGTCGCCAACTGGTGATTTTGTCACATCGTTCAAAAACGCGGTTCAGCGCAAGAAAGATATAATCATCTTCAATGCGTTTGAGGCCGCAACTACATCCGGTCGTCGAGGTGGCGGTAGCTCTACAATCACCTGGGCGAATCAGGATGGCAATGTAAAGTACACCGGACTTAATACCGGTCGTACAATCGCCCACAATACCGCAATCGGAAACGCCTCGTCGTCCGATACCGGTATGACAACTGAAAAGATAGAACTTATTCTGGAATACTTTGCCAACAACGAAGTAAGCCCGAATATTCCTATCTGGTGCGTAATTTCACCACGTCAGGGGACAAATCTCTTTGGTCAGGAAGAGTATGTCAATATCGACTACAACAACCAGAAGCCACTTCCGGCTGGACGAGTTCTTAGGAACTGGATGGGTATCAACTGGATTGTTGACCCGCTGGTTGTCAAGGGCACGAACAACGATGTCGATGGTGACACAAATGTATTTGAATGTTGGGCATGGGCACAGGACGGGATGATTCTCGGTATAGCTGACGCTTTGACTATCAAAATCACCGAGGAAAGTACACGGTCCTATTCTCAGAGAGTATACGTTCACATGAACATGGGTGCGATGAGATTCGACGAATGCAAAGTCATTAAAGTCGAATGTCAATAATTTTATCCTCGCGGGTGTTTCCCGCATATTTGAAAGGGTTTTAACATGAGTTACGATAATTTGAATTATGAGTTTAATCAATCTGCACCGCGTCTTCGGGCTGAAAACTTGTACGCTGACCGAGACATCTGGCATCCTACAGCGACTAAGAAGTTTCCGTTAAGTGCTTTAGCTTGGGCTCGTGACGGTCGCTTGTGGCGGTATTGTGAAAACGCCGGCGCCACTCTCGCTTTAGCTACACTAAACCAGTCTTCGGTAGAAACGGCGAACTGGACGTACACTGCCCAGACCAATACTCCCGGCGTTCCTATTGCTGGCGACAAGATAGTAACGGTAGTTACAGATACTGCGCTTGCTGTTCACGACCTCATCGACGGTATTATGTATGTTCCAGACGGTACGGGCGAAGGTAATATGTATAACATCAAGGACAATAAAGTTAGCATAGCGAATACTGTTGGCCCATCGGGATATGACACAATACTTGAGATTGCTGACAAAGGTGGTATTCGTACTGCTTGGGAGGCTGCATCTGATATTACGGTGTTTGTGAATAAGTACAAAGATGTGCTTATATTCCCGACCAATCCTACTGGTCCTTGTGTTGGTGTTAATAATGTCGCAGTACCGGCCAATTACTTCTTCTGGGCGCAGGTAAAAGGCATGTGCCCAGTTCTGAACGGTAACGAAACCATCGTTATTGGTGACATTGTATGTGCCGGTGCTAATACGGAAGGTACTGTAGGTCTGTGGGACGTAACTGTGGCCGAGGGTAATGTGGTTGTTGGTATAGTTGCGAAAGCACCCGTCGCTACTGGTGATTACGCGTTAATTGATTTGAGCATAGAATAAGAAAGGAGTACAAAAAATGAAACGATTCATTACAATTTGTTTAGTTTTGCTGCTTTGTGCTTCTGTCTATGCAACTCCGGTTGGTAGGTCAAATCTCGCTACAGCGGTAGCCAATGTGCAGACAGATACTACTGCACTTATCCAGCTTGCTGCCGACCAACTGGGCCAGATAAACAACCCTGGCAATGTGTTCTATGTTGACAGTAACGCTGGTGGTTCTGGAACTGGTGTAGATTGGACTAACGCAGTAACAACTGTTAAGGCGGGTGCACTTAAGTGTGCGTCAGACAATGGCGACGTTCTCCTGGCTGCTCCTGCTCACGCCGAGACCTTAACTGCTGCTGATGGAGTGGACATTACAAGAACTGGTCTTAGAATTTTCGGCCTTGGTGTTTTCGAAGACCGCCCAACCCTGACTTACACCGCGAATGGCGAGTTTGTATTCGGTGCTGATGACATAGAGCTTCACGGCTTCAACTTCATAGCTGGCGATGCAACTGTCCACGCTATTGACGTTGAGGCAGGAGTGGAAAACTACGTTATCAACGACTGCCGATTCTGGACTACTTCTGTAAACACCGACGAGTTTATCGACTGCATTGATATAGCGGCAGGTTGCGACAATGGCAAAATCACAAACTGTGAATTTGAACTTGGTGCTGCTGCTGCGGTATCTGCCATCAGCCATGTTGGTTCAGACTTTACGGAAATCTCAGGTAATCTATTTACTGGAGACTTCTCAACTGCTGCTATTGAAGATTCTGCAACTGCCTCGATATGGATGATTATTAAGGACAACACTATCGTAAATGGTGATACGGCTGGTGGACTTAACGCTGTAGCGGCTATTTCACTGAAAGCCGACACCTCGGCACTGATTATGAACAACCAGATTTTTACTAATACGACCGAGGTTCTTTCCATTGTTTCGACGGTAGGTTTTTTGTCCGGCAACAGTCACAACATAACCGCAGGTAGTGTATTAGAGGTTGGCAAAACGTATGTCAGGACCTTTATTATGCCTGGCGCTACCGATGACAACTTGTATCTTGTCGCAGGTGGTAATATTCTAATCACCAGCTTAACTGGTTATGTGACTACTGATATTGGTGCCACCTGTACTATCTCAATCATAATGGACCACGCTGACCAGGATTTTGAGTTCACAAGCGCACAAGACATAGACCTTGCTGTAGATGGTGGGTCGATAGTCTTTACTGCTGCTGACCCGCCTGCTCCGGTAGTAAGAGCTATCGGTGCTGATAGTGGTGCACAAAGTGCTATGGTTCCCTGGCATTGTCCTCCAGGCATGATTGAACTGTTGGACTCCGATGGTGGAACAACTGGTGTTATAGAGTGGAGTTTAGTTTTTATTCCACTTGACGAAGGCGTAACAGTAACACCACAGTAAGTTTTAATAAAGGGGCCAAGAACATAACGTCAAAAAAAAGTACAGCAGGCGTTAGCCTGAAACTAAAGAAACGGACGCGAGTTCCTGGCCCCTTATTTTTGAAAGGTACAAAATGAAAAAGTTTATTCTTATTATGGTGGCGTTAATAGTCTTGGCATTGTGTTTGCACACGGAAGCTGTGCCGAGGGGGTTTGATAATGGTGTTCAGTTCTTGTCAATGACCTCGACCTTGGCAGGCACCACAGACCAGTTATTCACAATCACAGGCGGTCGGATAGAGATTGTATCGTTCTTCGGTGAATGTACTGTTGATGCGGGCGATCCTTGTGATACCTTGATACAACTTGATGCAACCGCAGGGTCGGATTATGATAGAGAGTTTTCTACAACAGTCGATATAAGTGCATTGGGCGCCGGAGATGTGATTCGTTTCTCTAATGCTATGGATGAAGGAGTTCTTGATATAACAGCTAATGTAGGCGCAGGCCAAACATTAAGTTGGTTTGTTTCTCCTGGAGAAATCGAACTAAACACCGGCTCTGGAACTACGGGTGCTATTGTGTGGTATATGTCTTACAGGCGATTGGAGCGGTCTTCAAGGGTATCAGTATCCGAAAACTAAGGGGTGCGTTATGAGTATGACTTCGAATACGGCCAACATTGCTGTTTGTAACCAGTCTTTAGGTATGTTGGGTGCAGAAGAAATTACTGTAACCGGTACAACCGACCAGAACCATATATATTGCACCACGTTCTTCGATGATGCGCGTGATGAGATATTAGCTGCGGCAAGATGGAGTTTCGCCATGACACGTGCCTACGCCCTCCAAACTACCACGCCTATATTCGGGCCGGACAACGCTTTCACCAAGCCTACCGATTGCATAAAGGTGTGGGGAATAGCTGAAGCCCCTGAAGCCTTGTGGGATCCTGAAGGTAATTTGATTATTACTGACGAAGGCTCTGCGGCTCTGTCGTGGGAGTTAGACAAGGAGTTCCTTGTCGGTCAGTATATTACATCTGATACGTCCGGTAGCGACTTGACCTATCTGGTTGATACAACATTTACCGGTGCAGTAGAGGCCACCGACCTTGCATCTAACGCCACTTCTCAAAGCGCAGATTTAGCCGTACTTGCGGTAGAATATGTTTATCAAAGAACTGACGTTGACGCATGGCCTGTGTCGCCGAGACAATGCCTTATTATTAACCTTGCCCGAATGTTAGCTCCGGCGGTCAAGCAGAATGAAGAAGCAAGCCTGAATCTCCAAGCGATGTTATATGGTAGTCCGAAAGTCACCGGTTACCTTCAGATTGCCAGAACAATAGACGCGCAGGAAAGCGGGCCAATGTCAGTAACAACAAGAACGCTTCTAACTTCAAGGCGGTCAAGGAGGGGTTATTATTCGTAAAATATTTTTAGTTCTCTTTTTTTGCTCGGTAGCCGTCGCCGATAATCCCTACCGTTCCTATCATAATTTTAATGGTGGGGAATTAACTCCTTTTCTGGATGGCCGTGAGAACTTAGCAAAGTTCCAGTCTGGTTTGTCAGTAATGGAAAACGCCATACCTATCCCGCAAGGCGGGGCGGAGAAGCGTCCGGGGACAAGATACATAGCCGAAGTAAAAACTTCCTCATTGAAGACCAGGCTCTTACCCTTTGAGTTCTCCACATCTCAATCATATATTATCGAACTTGGAAACCAGTACGCAAGGTTCTATACGGATAGTGCGGTTATTTTCAAACCTTATGGGACGGAAGATTTGAGTGCTTTATCGGCTAACTTGGTGGCCCATTGGAAATGTAATGATAACGCCGCAAGCACGGCTGTTGATGATGATGTTGGCTCTGTCCCCCATGATGGTGTGGCTGAGGACAATACAGATACATATAGCACCACCGACGAGTCGGGTACGGCAAATAAAGCATTTAACTTGAATGGTACGGACGAATTTGTAACCGTCTCAGACCACGCGGCGCTCAGTTTCGGAGACGGCACCGATGACAGCCCCTTTAGTCTACATGCGTGGGTTAATTACACATCGGACGGCACTTCCCAGGGAATTATAAGTAAGTATGTGCCCGTTGGTGGTTTGCGTGAATGGGCGTTGCTTTTTACGGCGACAGACAAAATAAGATTTCAGGTATTCGATGATACCACAGACAAAGTAGCACAGGCCGATACTATTGATACTGTATCTGATGGTTGGCACTTTATTGTGGCTACATACGGTGGTCTTGGCGGAAATCTGGCGGCAGGTAGCATGAAAGTCTATGTAGATTGGGTAGAATGGGATGTAAACCAAACAAATGATGCGGCCTATGTCGCAATGGATGATTTAGGTGGGGCTGTTGAAATAGGTCGCTTTGACAGTGCCAACCCGTTAGGGGGCGACATACATAATGTAGCAATATTTGATAAAGAACTCACACAGGCTGAAGTCGTCGCCTTAACGGGCACCAATTCCACTACTTCCTATGAGATAGAAGCACCATACCTGACGGCCGATTTGTTTGAGTTGAAGTTTAAGCAGTCTGCTGATGTCCTTTATATTACCCATCCCGATTACGAGACAAGGAAATTGTCACGACTGGGCAATGCAGCGTGGAAGTTAGAACCTATTGGCATTGGGACCGGACCTTTTCGTGGCCAGAATATAGACGCCGAAGCCAAAATAGCGGCAGATGGTACTACTGGTTCCGTCACTCTTACTGCCACCAACGGTACGCCTTTCGTTACCGGAACGACCGCCGGACATTCACCGAGCGGTGTTGAAGCAACATCAAAAGCCTGGACTGGCGCATTGTTCCGTTTAGTACACCCCCTTGATACTTTGGAGTATTCCGGTGCTTTTACCGCTGCAAACGATAATGACCAATATAGCACTTTGTATGATGACGCAACTTGGACACTTGTTTCGGGTGGTACTTGGCGAGGCAAATTTGAAATCCAAAGGAATTATACTATAGGTGCTGCCTGGGACGCCGATGGCTGGGAGACGGTATTTCCATTTACATCCGGTACTGCTGACGGTACTGGAGCGGAGCGAAATGTTTCTACTACAGGCACACATACCGGAGAACCCGCTGACTACCAGGCTGTTTTTATAACTGATTGGGGAGGCCAGCTTGACATCTTTTTCTCTACAGACCAGACCGAGCATGTCGGTATTGTCGAAATTACGGCAGTTACAAGCAGCACTTCTGCGACAGGAACAGTAGTGCGAACACTTGCTTCCACTGACGCTACGCATAAGTGGTCTGAGGGTTCGTGGAGTAATTATCGTGGCTGGCCAGGTACAGTAGCGTTCTTTGAAGACCGGTTAATGTTTGGTGGTAATACTAACCAGCCTGATACTATATGGGGTTCTGTAACAGGCGATTATGAAAACATGATAGCAGGAGCGAACGATGATGATGCTGTTGTGTTTACGCTTTCATCCAGACAAGTAAATGTTATTGAATGGCTGGTAGGTAAAGACAAACTCTTAATCGGTACGTCTGGTGCAGAGTGGACTATAGCTGGTGGGACGGACGAGCCGCTAACCCCATCGAATGTAATAGCCAAACAACATTCGACGTATGGCAGCGCTAACTTGCAAGCCACTCTTGCCAACGAGAGCGTGTTGTTCTTTCAGCGTGGTGCAGAGAAAATGAGGGAGTTAGCGTATAATTGGGAACTTGATTCTTACGTTGCCCCCGATATGACGATATTGGCAAATCTTGTAACTAACACCGGAATAACAGACACCGCGTTCCAGCGAACACCTAATTCGATTCTATGGACAACACGAACTGATGGAGAGCTTCCGATATT